GATAAGCAATCTTTAGTAGTCTTTAATGGCAATCTAAGTCTAAAACTAAGTGTTTTTAGTTCAGGTATATTTCCATCATCTTCAGAGGCAATAAGCCAAAGCATACAAAGAACTTTTGCTGACAAAGGGTCAAGTTCATGCCAGTCTATGTCATCCAAAAGGTCACGATACAGTTTGACCCAGGGTGGTTTCCTGTCCTTGAAATGCTGAAATTTAGTCCAATTCTTTATTCTCATAAATGCTCCGCGTTACTCCCAGAAAAGAAACTAAGGCAGGAGGGGAGTACTCTTTTCGAAAGGGGGATCAATCCCTATCTAGCCCAGTTTCAAAATATTCTACATCAAAATCTTAATAGCTCATCAAACCATTCAGGCTTTAAAACTCTTAACTGCCATAGCCTGCCTTTGGGTATCTCATCCCAATTGTTCACAGCCTGCCTAGTAACTCCTAAAAGTTTGGCTAGTTTGGCTGGTGTTCCTGCAAGTAATATGGCTCTTTCTTTTGTCATGTTGCTTATTGTACACATTTATTGACAAATTTAACTATTTTTGTGGTGTTAGGGATACTACCAACAAAATAATGTAAATTTTCATTTACCATAAGGGCTATCAGGACAGCAACTGATATTTTTAAATTAAGACTAAATTAAGGAAACATTATGAGCAATAGATCATTTTATGAACCAGATGGTGACTATGATGAAGACCCTGAAGTTGCAGAATTAAGGGCTAGGGACTTTTTTGAGAAGCAGTATAGAAGTCATTATTTTGCACATCCACACTGTCAAGACCCTGACCATCCAGGATGCCCAAATTGCGAACCAGAGGACTTTGAAGATGACAATTAAATTCAGAAAAGGGAATATTAATCCCACAACAAAAACATTTCCAAGAACACTAGCTGAGGCATTTCCTGAGCATCCAGAGCCAAACTTTGAGCAAGAAGGCTTTGATAAGGAAGACAAAATGGTAATCATAGCCTGCTTTGTTATTGCATTTATTTTATTTATTTTATTTACATGGGGAACATTATGACTAATCAAGGTGGAAAGTTAATAGCAACAGCATTTGTAAAGGCACAGAAAGAGTTTGGACCAGCTCTGAAGTCCAGCACTAATCCACATTTCAAATCCAAATATGCAGACCTTTCAGCCTGTGTGGAGGCTGTAATTGATGCCTTAAATAACAATGGCATAGGAATGATGCAAAAGCTATATGAAAATGCAACTGGAGTAAGTGTAGAAACCATATTTCTGCATGAATCTGGGGAGACTTTGGAGTGTGGTGTTTTGCATGTACCAGCAAGCAAACAAGACCCACAGGGTTATGGTTCTGCTTTGACCTATGCAAGGCGCTATTCCCTGATGAGTGCCTGTGGCATAGCCCCAGAAGATGATGATGGCAACATGGCATCCAGAAAGCCAGAGCCAAAATCAAATGTAAATGAGTCTGAAATGGTTGATTGGCTAGAGGCAATAGCTCAGAGCCAAGATTTAGCTGAGTTGCAAAAAAACTTTGTAAAAGCAATTGCAGCCACTGATGGTGACAAACAATGGCAACTTAAGGTAATTGCTGTAAAAGACAAAATGAAGAAAAAACTGGAGGCTAAATAATGGAAACAAGGGTTGTTTGTTTGATATAATAATTAAATGGAAAATTTAACTAAAGATCAACTTACAAATTTGTTTTATATTTATCCTGAAAACGGAAAAGTTTTTTGGAAAAATGTTTCTAAACACCATAAAAGATTAAATGGCATTGAAGCTGGATGTGCTCAAAATTCAAAAAATAAAGATTATTGGGTAATAAAAATAAACAATAAAAAATATAAACGAGGAAGATTAATATTTTTTTATGTTTATGGAAAATTACCTAAACCTTGTATAGATCATATAAATGGTAATTCTCTTGATGACAGAATTGAAAATTTAAGAGAAGCAACAGTTATTGAAAATGCTTGGAATCATAAAAAAAGAAAACGCAAGATTAATTTGCCAATGGGTGTAAGAAATACTCCAAATGGAAAATTTCAAGCAAGAATTAGTTATTACGGAAAGCAACTTCATTTGGGAGTATTTGATACATCAATTGAAGCTGAAAATGTTTATAAATTAAAAAGGAAAGAACTTTATGGAAAATTTGCATGATATGGAGCAAGGGGGAGAAGCATGGTTTCAGGCTAGACTTGGAAAGGTCACAGCATCTAGAGTTGCAGACATAGTAGCAAAGACCAAATCAGGCTATTCCACAAGCAGAGATAACTATATGGCTCAATTGCTATGTGAAAGGCTTACAGGCAAGCCTGGTGAGTCTTTTAGCAACTCTGCTATGCAGTGGGGGACTGAGACTGAGCCATTGGCTAGGGCAAGCTATGAGGTCAAGTACAACTGCATGGTTAACCAAGTAGGATTTGTCCAGCATCCCAGAATTGAAATGTCTGGTGCAAGTCCAGATGGCTTGGTTGATGGGGGATTGTTGGAGATTAAATGCCCAAACACAGCCACACACGTTGATACTTTGTTATCTGGCAAAGTGCCCAGCAAGTACATTACCCAAATGACATGGCAAATGGGTTGCACACAGACTAACTGGTGTGACTTTGTGAGCTATGACCCCAGGATGCCTGAGAATCTTCAACTTTTTTGCAAAAGAGTTGACTTGGATCAAGCATATTTGGCTGAATTAGAGACTGAAGTAATCCAGTTTTTAAAAGAGCTAGAAGATAAAGTAAATAAATTAAGGAACTTAAATGTCTAAAGTAATCTCAGAACTTAGCACCATTGTTGGCACATACACAGATAAGGATGGCAACAAAAAGAACAAATATCATAGGCTTGGGTCTATTATTGACACACCACAAGGACACATGCTTAAGATAGACTCAATCCCAGTTTGTGACCCTCCTTGGTCTGGCTGGGCATGGATTAATCCTCCAAAGGAGAGAACAATTAGCTTTGACAAAAAGGATGATGACATAGGATTTTAAGGTTTTGGGAGGTGGTAAGGGTTAGCGCCTTGCTTGGATTTAGAGAATGAAACTTGTACAAACACTGCTTTATGTGAGCCTCCCAATTTATATTTACATTAAGGAAAAATTATGAAACAAATTACGATTTTTGACCAAATAAATGAAATGTTTAACAGCTCTGGTTTATTAAGCAGGCACTTTGGCACTGAGTCCAAGATGTTAGCCAGAAAAACTGACCCAGAGACATCCAAAGCATCAGCTCAGACTGTGGACACAACTAAACTGGAGGAAATTGTCTATGAGGCTATTAAGTCTTTTGGGGAAAGAGGATGTATTTCTGATGAAGTGCTAGATATGTTCCCAAAGCATAGATATAGCTCAATCACTGCTAGATATGCACCACTTCTCAGAAAAGGCTTTATAGAGGCTACTGGCGAGACTAGGAAAGGTAATTCTGGCAAACAACAAAGAGTGATGAGGGCTATATGATTAAAGATACAGCGGTACAAATACTTTTAGAACACTTTAGTGAAGGCATGGTACGCACAATAGTTGATGCTATTGCTGAAGACGAACGTGAGGAATGTGCAAAGATATGTGAAGAACTGCGTGATGACTGGTTTCGTGGACTTGGTCGATACGAATTTATGGGCGAAGGTGCTGATTATTGTGTCGACGCAATTAGAGCAAGGGGACAAGAATGATTAAGCTAACTTACGAACACATTTGTGACGTGTGTAATAAAACGCTTGATACAGAAGTTTATGAGTGTAGTGATTATCCAGGAATGGAATTTCCAAAAACACACAGAATGTTTTCATTTCATTGGCAAGGATTAAATGCTCAACTATGCAAAGATTGTGCAAAGCCTTTGTATGAAGCACAAGAGCAAACTATGAAAATAATTATTGCTAACAGAGGATAATAATGACTAAAGAAGAAATAATTTTTACTGACTACTCTGTCGAAACCATTTGTATGTATATCTACAACGCCATCTTGGTAATCACGATAGGTCTGTGTATGTACTACATATCTCCTTGGTGTTGCTTTATGTGCATGTTTGGAGCTACGAGGGATAAAGGGGACAAGAATGAAGATTAGGGTATGGCGTAGACAGATGACCAGAAGGGACAAAGGTTTTGTAAAGTCAGTTGGTAGATTGATGGATTTAATGGCATATCATTCAAATAAACTCCTAAAAGCAATTGAAAGATATTTATGAAAATTCCATAAAAATAAAGAAACAAGAATGAATGAAATACTAATTGAACTCACAATCAATGTAGTGGCACTATTTGTTATATTTATTTGTGCATATTTAATAATTAAGGAACTTAAGGAATTGACCACATGAAAACAGAAGAACAATGGGAAGAGGAAGCACTAAAGCAAGAGCAGGATGAGCCTGTATCTCATTTATGGGAATGTATTGGTAGATGGTCTGCATATCTTGCAAATAATGGAATGTCAGCAGAATTAGCTCCACCTTCATGGCTTGTTGATGCAATAAATAAAGCAATTACACTACAAACTAAAGAATGGGTAGGGTTAACTAATGAGCAAATTGTTGATTTGGTAATAAAAAACGCAGGTTTTCCAACTAAATTAGCAAAAGCAATAGAAGCTAAATTGAAGGAAAAAAACACATGAAACATAAACACTCAGAATTGATTAAAAAATGGGCAGATGGGGCTGAAATTCAATGGAAAGACAAAAACGGACAATGGGAAGATATGGGTGAGCCATTGTGGTATGAAAAACATGAATATAGGCTAAAACCCGAAGAAAAGACTGATTTTGCAGTTTCAGCTAATGTGGTGTTTAAATTAGGAGTTGCTGGAGACTATTTGGAGTTTTCCAAGACTGGGAAACATAATATTGAATTTGTATTTGATGGCACAACCCAGAAACTGAAAGCAACCAGACCCTATAAAAATGATTGAACTATTAACCCAAAGAAAGCTGCAACTCCAGGCACTTTACAAAAAATGTCCAGACATTCAAATTGTTTACAGGCTTAGAGAAATTGAGCTAATGACCAAAAGATACAAAAAATTGTTGGAAATTGAAGTAGATGCCAGTGGTTTTAGACCTGAGCTGGAGAAATTGGCAAAGGATTTAAATGGCTGATTCACTCATAATATCTGCACTTTTATTCATTGGGGCATCTATTTTTGCCACTGTTGTTTGGTGTTTTTTGATGTATATAATCTGGGAGGAGGAAGATCAAAAGCTCAAAAAAGCTATCCAAAACAACAAAATTCACTTGACAAGAGATAGTGATTTGGGA